AAGCAGCGGCTTATGCAGATCATGCTCGAACGTGTGGTCATCAACGAAGACGACGTCACAATTGAATTCCGTACCGAAAGTATCAAATCAATCCAGGAGGCATACAATGTTCCACAAAATTCTTGAGGGACTGACAATGGACTTGCGGCCCTACCAACAGGAAGCGGTCGAGGCTGTGTATGAACATCTCCGCACGAAGAAGAACAATCCCTGCGTCGTGCTTCCCACGGGTACGGGCAAAAGCCTCGTCCTGGCGCAGATCGCGAAAGACGCGGTGACTCTGTGGGGAGGTCGGGTGCTGATTCTCGCTCATGTGAAAGAGCTGCTGGAACAGAATGCGGACAAAACACGGCGGCTCTGCCCCGACCTCCCCATCGGGATCTACTCCGCAGGACTGAACTCCCGGAACACTGACGAGCCGGTCATCGTGGCGGGCATCCAGAGCGTCTACAACAAGGCGGAACTGCTCGGAAAGTTCGATCTCATCATCGTGGACGAAGCACATTCCATTGCCCCGGAAGGAGACGGGATGTACAGGACATTCCTGAAAGACATGCAGTCGATCAACCCGCGTGTCCGGCTCATTGGGCTGACGGCGACGCCGTTCCGGCTCAAGGGCGGCCTCATCTGCAAGCCCGACAATCTGCTGAATGAAATCTGCTACGAGGCCAACCTCAAGGAGATGATTCAGCAGGGCTACCTGTCACCGTTGGTCTCCCGTGCCGGACGCGCCGAGGCCGACCTTTCCAAACTCCACATCCGCGGAGGCGAATTCATCGGAGACGAGATCGAGGCCGCGATGGATACGGAACAGCTTGTTCTGTCTGCCTGCCGGGAAATCGTCGACCTGACACGAGACAGAAAAGCCGTGCTGATATTCACCTCGTCCGTGAAACATTGTCAGCACGTCGCCGAGGCAATCCGCGGATACAGCGGACAGGAATGCGCAGTCGTCACCGGCGATACTCCGGCTGGCGAACGAGCCGAAATCCTCGACCGCTTCAAAGGAAAGGCAGTCCCGGCCGACCTCTTCGGGACACCGAAGCCGCCGTTGAAGTTCCTGTGCAACGTGAACGTTTTGACGACGGGCTTTGACGCCGTGAACACGGACTGCATCGTCCTGCTTCGCCCGACGAACTCGGCGGGGCTGTTGATCCAGATGGTCGGACGAGGAACACGCCTTTCGCCCGATACGGGCAAGACCAATTGCCTTGTCCTGGACTACGGCGGGAACATCATGCGCCACGGTCCCGTGGACATGATCCGCGTGAAGGACAAGACTCCCGGCAATGGGGAAGCCCCGGCGAAGAAGTGCCCGCAGTGCTACGCACTCATCCACGCTGCCTACGCGAAATGCCCGCAGTGCGGATACGAATTCCCGCCGAGCAACCACACGGAACTCACGCAGCATGCCGCCCATGACGGGATCATCTCCGGCGAGGTGTTCCTGGACGAGTACGACGTCAAACGAGTGTTCTACGAGGTCCACAGGAAACGGAACGCTCCCGACGATGCTCCGAGCACCATGCGGATCGATTATGAGGTGGCTTTCCAGACGTACAAGTCCGAGTGGGTCTGTCCTAAACACTCCGGGTACGCACGAACCAAGTTCATCAAGTGGTGGAAAGCCCGTGCTCCCGAATGGCTGCCCGTGCCGAACAGCGCAGCCGAGGCTGTCCGGCTTGCTCGCGAGGGCTATCTTGCCGAGGCAAAGAAAATAACAGTCCGCTCGACCGCGGGCGAAAAGTTCGAAACCATCACGAAATACGAGCTTGGGCCTCGTCCCGAACGCGAGCCTGGCGATGACACGGCGGAGATCGGCATGTCCGGCGATCTCCACGTCGAAGACTTCGATCCGTCAGAAATTCCGTTCTGAGGTGCAAAACATGGAAAAAAAGTGTTTCAAATGTGGACAGATACGTCCTCTTTCCGAGTTTTACATACATCCTCAAATGGCGGATGGTCATCTTAACAAGTGCAAAGAATGTTGCCGTTCAGATGCTTTGCAAAACAGACGGCGAAAGGCAGACTATTATCGAGCTTATGACCGAAACCGTACAACACAACCGCATAGGATTGTTCTGCGCAAAGCGACATGGAGAAGACAAAAAGAAATGGAACCTGAAAAGTACAAAGCCCGTACTGCAGCGGGCAATGCTATCCGCGACGGGAGAATCCCTCGCGGAACAGAATGTTATTTCTGTGGAGGAACGGACAATCTGGAGATGCATCACCCGGATTATTCTCAGCCACTGAAAGTGTATTGGCTATGCCGAATATGCCATCGCAAACTCGACGGAATGCTAAAAGTTGGCGTTCATCACGATTAAAACAATAACCCCTCAACGGAAGGAAAACAGACATGAGCTGGGGAACCTAAATCCAAAACGCTTGCCTCATTTTTTGCTATTTGTGTTTGTTTTGTGTTTGTAATTCTGATTTTGAGCGCTATATTATAGTCAGCATATCACAACACGACTGGAAAAAATACACCGCGTTTCAGCGGATGTCAAGCACAGGAGAAGGAAAAATGGCAAGAACCACCAAAGGCCGCCTCTATACCAGAGGGAAGAAGGGGTATTATTATCTCCAATACTATGTGAAAGGACAGCAAAACCGCGTTGCCTTGAAGGATGAAAACGGAGACAGCATAACCAAAAGAGCAGACGCAGAAAAGGCGGCCGCAAAGATTCTTTTGCCTTTTTCTGCCAAAACAGAGGCGGAGAGGTTGCGTCTTGTGGTTAATGAAATGAACGATTCCGAAGAAAGAGCGGAATTGGCCGAAATCGATTTACGGAACAGTGCCGCCACACTTGAAAAGGGCTGGGAAATCTTTATGACCTGCCCCAGCCGTCCAAGAAGCTGCAAAAGGGCGCAACCTCAAAACAAGTTGAGCATGGCGAAATGTTATCAGGTGTATTACCGACATTTTTGCGAATGGCTTGCAGAAAAGTCCCCGGAAACGAAGCTGCTTTGCAATGTTACGCCGGAAATGGCAATTGATTTTATGGCAGAGCTACAGACCCACACATCCCCCAAAACCTATAATTCCCATCGGTTCTTTCTGATAGCCTTTTTTAACTGCCTGATGAAAGATGAAAAAATATCCATGCAAAAGAACCCGTTCAGCAATGTGGAGAGGTTACAGCCCGCGCCCAATAGCAGACGCGAATTATCCATTGCTGAATTGCAAACCATTATTGAAACGGCCACCGGGGATATGAAACTGCTTTTACAGATAGGGACATTTACCGGGTTGCGTTTAGGGGATTGCTGTACTCTTCAATGGGGCGAAATTGATATGGTCCGCCAGATTATCCGTAGAAAGCCCAGAAAGACCGCCAGCAGGACACAGAAAGTGGTAACATTGGGAATCCCCAGAATACTGTATGCAATTTTGAACGAGATTCCAGAAGAAAAACGGACTGGCTATCTTTTGCCAAGTTATGCAGAAACGTATTTAAGGCCCCATGGGACAAGTTATATCACCCGTATGTTGCAGAAACATTTCACAGACTGCGGGATTCAGATTTATGCCCCAGGTACGGGAATGAAATTCCATTATGAGGGAAAGAAAAAAGTCTATGACGAAAGCCAACGGGCAATTGTTCAGGTTGGTTTCCATTCATTGCGCCATACATGGGTTAGTCTTCATGCTATGCACGGCACACCGCAAGCAGTCATTCAGGATGCCGCTGGTCATGCAAACCCCGCAATGACCGAACACTATATACACATTTCCCCGGAAGCGGCAAGAAAAGCGGCGACGGCCCTTGATATTCCGCAGTTGTCAGAGGGGGATTCCGCCATTATTGATGTTACCCCGAATGAGGAACCGGAACGGGCAGAATTGCACACATTGGCGGATAGTCTCCCCATTGAAAAAATAAAAAAACTGCTGTCAATGGCAAAACATATTTAACGGAGAACAGACATGAACAACCAAGAAGAGAAAAAAGAATCCCCCACGCCGATTTATACGACGATAAAGAACAGCAAAGGCGGGGACATTCCGGTTACAATATACGACAAATCCAATGAACCGGCAGAATGTCCGCCGAGCGTGGCAAAACAAATACAAAAGCGAATAAAACGGGCAGAGTTCTGGGGCATTTCCCTGGAACGAATCGGGGAGTTAAACTATTTAGCTGAATATGCGGTACGTCAAAGTGTTGTTTCTGGCGGATTTTCCTGGAAAAAGTCATATCCCTTTATGAGATCGTCATACTGCATTACTGTAACTTCCCCGCGATAACGAGCAGGCAGAGCCTTTGCCAGCCGTCCAAGAATCCGGTAATTGTCCGGGGTTATATCCAGCATTTTGGAATCCCCATTGGTCAGACGTTGGAATAAGACCTGGTTTTCGTATTCCAGATAGTCCGTTTCCGCTTCCATTTGGGCATTGGCGTCTAAACTGGTTAGATTCCGCGTATATTCCCGGTATGTCTTCAATTTTTGGCGTTCCCGGAATTTTTCCCGTTCAGAAACGGGCAGAGACATATAAAAGGTTCGGTCCATTGTTTACTTCATCCTTTTTCCAGAGGTTTGAAAAATGCCCATTTCGGCAAGTTTGGAACGGATAGCCCGGCCACTCATTGCACCAATGGCACGGATAGCGGCCTGAAATTCCGGCGTGGGGTTGGCGCGGCCCTGTTCCCAATTGGCGTATCTCTGCCATTTGACGCCCAGCAAAGCGGCCATCTGCCCTTGCGTCAAGTTTTTCTTTTTCCTGATTCGCAGTATGGCGGCGGGAGACAAGGGCGCAATGTCGTCGGGTTGCGTCCGCCGTTTCCCCTTTTTCCCTTTTGCAGACTTTTCCGGGGAAACCGTCGGTCCATGATTGTTGAGTTTCCGAACCATGATTTTTAATTCGTCAATCTCTTTTTTCATGGATTGGTTTTGTTCCTGTAAATCCTGAATCATTGCCCCAAGTTTAGAGAACAGAGAGCATTCCCGCAGCTTTTTGGCAATACGGCGATCCGCAATCTTTTCGACGGCGGCGTTTAAATCACTTTTCGGCATGATGCCTTTCCTTTATTGGTTTTGTTATGGGTTAGGGATGATGAGACGGCGGAAAAATTATGATGCGGGCATGGTGGACCTCCAAAATAAAGGACGCGGCAACCCATTTGAACAGATTACCGCGTCAGGTTAATGAATCATTGGGGAATTATTTGCGCATAAAGAATAACACATAATCCTTAAAAAACAATTCCAAATGGAAAAATGAGGCAAAAATACTTTTTTACAGGACAAAAGAATAGGCGTACTGCGGATGGACGAGCCTAACATGAGGCTCGTCCTTTTGGGCCTCGCCTGGGATGGACGGGATATAGCATAACGAGATGCTATACCGTGTCCGAATCTGGCTTAATTTGCCGTCTATCCTCAATCCACCCCCTAATTAGCCTCAACACCCCCGTCATTTCATGGTGGCCAAAGAATAAGCCCGGTTTCAGGCTGATTAATTTAGGCTAACCTAACCCAGAGTCCCCGCGGACGTTATCCCAACGCCCTTGCAAGAGACGGCCTGACCTCAAACACGTTTTACGCCATTTGTGCTGCGTTTGTCGTCGCCAGCCTCATCCGCGTTCGGACTTGTGTTTGTTATTCTTCCGCAATCAGGTCCGCATGGGTTTTGCCGTTCTGCCTCAAAACGAGCTTAACAAACTTGTGTTTGTTTTGTGTTTGTTATTCGGCGTAAAAGGACGATAGACGATGTAGCGGGGGAAATCATGCGTTTTGCGTAAAGCATTAAAAATGCGCCATAAAGCAGTGATTTATAGGGAAACCTGAAACCTTGAAAAAATGCGGTTTGTGGAACCTACTACCAGTACAACGGTTATCTCTCCCACATCGGGAAGAACGAAATCGACAGCAAGCGCGAAGAGTGCAACTCCGTCAACGACATGCTCTGGCGCGAAATCCTCGCCTACATGGCCGCCACGCCTCCCGCCTACGCGAAGGATGACGAAGGCAACGAATATCCGTGGGCCGAGTTCATCGCTATGAAACTCAACGAATTCCGCGAGGAGATCGAAGAGAACAACATGCTCGTTGCCCGTCTGGATGACTGCGACGAAGCTCTGCGCGAGAACCCCGAAAACGTGACGGAGGGCTGACCTATGGCAAAAGAAAAAGACTACCGCGAACAGATCGACCGTTCCGTCAAGCGTCTGGCGAAGGCGCTGAACCTCATCGAAGCCATGCGCGACGAACTCCAGTTCGTGTTCGAGCAGACGGACTGGAACTCCGAAGTGAAATATCAGATTGATGAGGCCGCCGCGAAACTCGGCTTCTCCCTTGCCACGCTCTCGACGTGGTTCGACGATCCCGAAGATTAACCCAACCAAGGAAAGGATATCTTA